AAAAAAAAAAAAAAAAAAAAAAAGAAATAAAAAAAAATAAAAAGAAATAAAAAGAAATAAAAAGAAATAAAAAGAAATAAAAAGAAATAAAAAGAAATAAAAAGAAATAAAAAGAAATAAAAAAATCAAACTTTTTTTTTACAGATTAACATATGACATGTGACTGACTTATTATTATATCAACTCGTCAAATTCCTCATCTTCTTCATCATTTGGATAAATGACTTTACATCCCGACCAACCTCCCTTGGCAATCTTTTTAAACTTTTTATCCATATATTCATGCAGTTCCTGAATTTTGGGTACATTCTTGTCATAATTGTTTGTATACCATTCCTTGAACTCTTGATTCAATTCATCTCTTTTAACGTCAAATGCTTTTCCAGTCTTATCATTAATGCCAGGACATACTTTAATCTTGTCTCGAATAAATTCTGACAAATAATCCTGGCTATTTCTGTACTTGTTACTGCTCAATCGAACTTTTTCGCAAATATTAACAGTTCCACCTGTTTCATATGCCTTTTGAACCAGCATTGCCATAAATATTGGTGCCCACCCTTCAAGTTTCTCATCCAAGTGCTTATCCATCTTGAACTGATATGGCATGTCTGGGTCATTGCTCTTTGGTTCATCGCAAAACTTTGACTCAAAATCAACTTTGCAAATGCGCCTCCACGTGCCGTCATCGTTACTCTTTACATCAAACATTACATTTGTGCAAACAACAAGCTTGAACTGAGGGACAAATGTAATCATTTCCTGGTATAAAGCACGCGCTTGAACCGGGTCACCACCCGTAAGTTCTTTCAGCGGACCCTCATTAATGCGGTCCCCTTTCGACGGCTCATTCATTACCGCATACCGTACACCAACCAATTGCGCAATTTCAGATGCAGTTCCTCCAATTTTATTGCGTTTTTCTGTAATCAAAGTAATTGGAACTGTCCCTTTATATTTTCCGAAACAATGCGACATTAACTCAACCAATTTTGATTTTCCGTTGCTTCCGCAACCATTGTAAATGTTGAATGTCTGGTCACGATTAACACCAATAAGACACGACGCAAGATGTTCCCACATGTAAGCACGCAATTCCGGTGACGGAAATAGCTGCTCCATAAACGCGGTTATTTCGCGTTCTATTGTTTCATACTCGGTACACCCAGTTGCATATGACTCTAAAAAGTCAATTTCTGTGCATTTAGAAATGAAGTCATACGGCTGCCCTGGTCTAAAAATTCTCTCCTTGAAGTCAATGACACCATTATTGAACCCCATGAGATGCGTTTTTGAATCCATTTTTTCAATAAAATCCTTGTCATAAAACATCTCGCGAACTTCGCGCAACACATTATTTTTAACAGATGTTGATTTAAGCTGACTGCAAACCTCCGTCATCCGCTTGGAACGTTCCTGAATGTTTTTGAACTGTTCCGAAGTGCTGTCATACTCATTCAAACTGTCCAGCAGTTTCATGCTTCTTTCCGAATAAATACCGAGCATTTCAGTCGAAATCAGCAAACGAAGTGATGTTCCTGAATCACACTCAGACCATCGGTGGTCTTTGAATTCAAACCACGCATTGTGTTTTATGCTGACACAAACAAATCGTCCCTTGAATAAGTGAAACAAGACGTTTGCCAAATCAACATCAGACGCTTCTGTAATTTTAGTCTTTCCCACATGTGTAATTAACGTTTGGTCAATATAGTAATCAACCGTCTCTTCTGAAATCTTTTTGTATTCTGACGGATTATCTTGTTTTGACCAAAACATAATTGAGCGTTTTGAAAGCTCGCTTTTCCCTGTTCTAAATTTCTGCCATTGCTTGTACAATTCTCCAATTTTATCATAACTAAATTTATCACTGTTTGAACTGAAAAGCATCCATGTTAAAAACAGCTTCTCGCTGGTATTTTTTAGAGCCCATCCAACCTGAATCCATTTTTCATATGGTCCGTAATGCTTTTCTGAAAGCGACATTGTGAACTTGTGTGTCTCCTGAATGTCATACTCCCTCGGTTCCAAATTATCCATGATTAATTTTACTGACGCTTCCAGCTGACCAAAATTTGTGATTGAATTATAATCAATTGTTGATGATGACAATGATGATGCCATTATAATGCTCACACGCGACGACGAAGCGGATGTTGCCGGCGCAACCTTCTTCATCTTGAACATTTCCTCTATTTTTGGCAAGTACTCATCAACTAGCTCAAAGGATTGATGACCTCTATACCTTGCTGTAAGCAACTTGAAATCTTTTTCAAATTTGAACTCGGATGCTTTTTTCTCTGAAAATTCCCAATTCAATGATGTATTCAACTTTAGCATAAAATGATATTTCAAAAGATAAGACTTGCACCCTGGTTTTCTAGAATTATACAACTGCCAACCAGTTTTTCCACTTGTAATCGAATTATCAATGATGTCTTCCCATGAATTCGTCACAGGCAAGTCACTCCATACACTTGACAACTCCAACAAAATCTGGCTTCTAAGGTACATTTGCTGTCTCCTCTCCATGTGAATTCCAATAATCATGTGAATTCCGTCCTTGGTCAAATCCGTCTTGCAATTCACGGTTGTTTTCTCAAATATAAACACTGGCACTTCTACTCCCGAATTCAATTTGAGAAGTTTTTTTAGCGTGTTCATGTAAAGCAACACCATATCAACAACATGGTCTTTTGTGTGTTGGCGCTCATCCACACCAACATCATATTTGAAATCAAAATCTACTAGAATAGGACCCGCGTCATGTAGCTGAATTTCTGTCAAATATTCCTGTTTCCCTTCAACAAATGCATGGTTGTAATACTTCTTATAAAATTCTTCAAGTTCTGAATCCGGTATCAAATACGCACCACCCCTGATTCCCAATTCCACATCCTTTAGCCGCGTGTGCGTGCATTTTTCATCCTGTTTTATATATAATGATAACAAATATGATGCGAAGTTATACGTTGCACTGACATTCGCTTTTGCCATAGCCATTGATAATACTATATATTGAGATAAGTTTAATTCAATTTTTATTTATTGTTTATCCCTAAAAATCATTTTTTTAAAATTTATAAAAAGTGATTTTTATAAAAAACAACATTTTTACATATTTTACACACTTTTATATTTTATAATTATGAATATGAATATGATATAAACATTACAACACATTCATATACACATACCTACTACTCATCCTTATCGCAATGTCGTCGTCATTTGACAATAATTCAAATACATTATCTTTAAATGTAACAAATGTAATATTGAAAACATATAGCGCCACGGCAACTGAGACAACAGCATCTGAAGCAAAAGCGGCAGCATCAGACCCCAACATCAAACCCATTAGTATTTCAAAAGATGCAATCAAACGTCTTTTGAAAGATATTGGCGAAATGATAAAAACACCACTTAACGACCAAGGAATTTATTATAAACATAGCGAAACTGATATTTTGGAAGGTTGGGCATTAATTATTGGTCCAAAGGATTCACTTTACCGCAACGGTTATTATTTTTTTAAATTTGAATTTCCGACCGATTATCCTCACGCGCCACCTCTTCTTCATTACTGTACAAACGACGGAATAACCCGATTTCATCCAAATTTTTACAAAGGTGGAAAAGTTTGTGTTGATATTTTAAACACGTGGCGTGGAGAGAAATGGAGTGGATGTCAAACTATTTCATCCGTTTTATTAACGCTGGTTTCTATAATGGATAACGAGCCCATTCTAAATGAACCAGGCGTAACAAAAAAAAACTCCGACTATTTCAACTATCATAACCTTGTAGAATACCGAAACTATTCATTTGCAATTTACGAATTATTATACAGCATTGAACATTTTTGTAAATATATACCAATAAAGGAAAAGGAACATTTGGATTATTTTTATTCCATTATGAAGGCACATTACGTTTCGAACAAAGATTCTATAATGAAGAAACTTCAAGAAAATAAAGAACGCGCACTACATCCTGAATATGTGCACTCGTCTCTTTATTTATTTGGATTCAAAATCGATTATGCAAATCTGGTATCACTTTTCGAGAAATTAACAATTTAACTATGAAAATGTTTTTTTTGTATCAAGTTGTCCACTATTGACATTTAGGATTTTATTTAATTACTAATAATATTATAATATTATTATAGTAAATAGTTGTTAAAAATTATTTAATCAATGAACCGGCGGCGATATCGGCGACCTCGGCGACTTTTTCGACGAGTCAACCGCTCACTTTCTGAATTAGGGAAACAATTTATTAAATCATTGCAAGTCTATAATTTTGATAAAAAAATTAGATGTGGTTCAAATTGTGACGGTGGATATGTATTTGCAGAATTGGATGGAGAATATGATTGTTATATTTCAGCCGGAATATCCAGCGAAGAAAGTTTTTCAGGAGATTTTATTAATAAATATAATATAAATAAAAATAATAGTTATGGATTTGATGGAACTATAAATGATTACCCTTATGACTATACAGAAAATATACAATTTATAAAAAAAAATATAAATAATTTTAATAATGAAAATAATTCTGATTTATCTTTTTTGACTAGTCAATATAATAATATTTTTTTAAAAATGGACATCGAAGGAGGTGAATATCCGTGGTTATTACAAATGGATGAAACTCAATTAAATAAATTTAAACAAATTGTGATAGAATTTCACGGAATTACAAACAATGGTTGGAATTGTAAATGTAATTACAAGGTAAAATGTTTAGAAAAATTGGCAAAAACACATTACATTATACATGCACATGGCAATAATTTTGGACCGGTGGTTAACAATATTCCTGACGTGATTGAATTAACTTATGTGAATAAAAATTATTTTGATTCGATTCCAGAAATAAATATGCAGTCTTTACCCATTGACAATTTAGATTTTCCAAACAAGAATGATTCAAAAGATATCAATTTGAATTTTTACCCATTTAAAAAATAAAAGTAAACTCCAAAGGTTCCAAAATCCAAATGTGATAATTTAATTTATTTAACTCTTAAATTTTTAATTTTTGATTATATATATTATTTATAAAATTGAATATAAATAATATAATTATTTATATACAATATATACAAATACATATACACAATCCAAACAATACAACCACCATTTAAAAAAAATGCAATTCTGTAAAGTTTGTGGAAACATGTACTATATTACAATGGCGGATGCTCCCGCCATTGAAGAAGAAAAAGAAGTCACTTCTAAAATACTTATTAATAAATGCAGAAACTGCGGCAACGAAGAACAAAATGCAAACACAAGTGTGTGTGTGTCTAAAACATTTTTCAAACAAACAGAAAAACGGTTGTCAAATTTTGTGAATGAATATACGCATTTAGACCCAACGCTTCCTCGAATTAACGCAATGAAATGTCCCAATTTAGAATGCGAGACAAATAAAACGCTTGATACTCCATGCACTGTTTTATACATTAGGTATGATGATACAAATTTGAAATTTATATACATGTGCACCACTTGCAAACATACTTGGAATACCGAGCAGTATCATCATGCATCTTGAAAAATATGCCAATTTAGTTGAATTTACTTGTTTTAATAATATTAAGACCTGGTTTACCCTTTGATAATGTTTTATTTTTTTTCATGAACTGAAATTTTTTTCCATGAATTACTAAAATTGCACCCGGATTTGCACCATTACAATTTTTATTTTTAGGCATTTTTGTTGATTTTTTTATCAAACAATTTGACTTGACTTTTTTTGTTCCTAAAGGAGCAGTCAAGTTACATTTTTTCTCATTTGAACAACACGGTTTATTCATATTTTTTTTATTTTGTAGAACTCCGGATTTCCATTGGGGTGTGGTTGCAATCCAAGAAAGGATTGGACCCGGTTTACCATTTTTATTTTGATGAATATGAACAGCACTAACATTTTTTGTATTTTTTAGTTTTGCCTCATAATTTAAAACATTTTTGTTTACATTTAATTTTACTGAAGCATATTTATTTTCAGCTTTTAATGTTTTATTATTTTTTTTATTCATATTTTTTTTATTCATATTTTTTTTTGTTTTTGAAAAAGTCATATTATTATTTTATATTTTATACACTGTTACAATATTTTATTTTATATTGAATAAAATATAAAATAAAAAATTGAAATAGAAATATATACATATAATATATACACACAATATACACATTACATATATAAACGCAGACCAGTTTGATAAAAAATGGAACACAAACAAAATTCAAACAGTGACGATGAAGGAGAAATAAAATCTCAAGTCAACGATGAATCTATTGCGGACACAGACACAGATGCAGATACAACAGCAGGTCTTGTAGATGTGTCTAATTTATCAGAAGCAGACTCTGAAACATCGGATATATATGAGAAAGGACAAGAAGGAGAACAAGAAAAAGAAGGAGAACAAGAAGGAGAACAAGAAGGAGAACAAGAAGAAAATGCATCCGTCTCAAATTCAGGAAGTGTCTCGGAATATGATGAAAATGACGACGACGAAAATGACGATGACGAAAATGGCGACGACGATGATGATGAAAATCACCTTCAAAAATTTGATAATGAATTAAAAAAAAATTATATTGCAAGTTTTCATCCTGAAAGTTTATCTTATAACAATGAAGAAACCGAGTCCATGTCGCACGTTACGAGAAACGACGACGGAACAATCATTGACCCATTTCACAAAACATTGCCATTTCTAACCAAGTACGAAAAAACGCGAATTTTAGGAATTCGAACAAAACAACTGAATGAAGGCGCCAAACCTTATGTTGACGTAAACCCGACAATTATTGACGGATACATTATTGCACAGCTGGAATTGGAACACAAAAAGCTGCCATTCATTATTCGACGCCCAATTCCCAACGGCAGTTCAGAACTGTGGAGACTGCAAGACCTCGAAATTATTTGTTGAGTTGAGTTGAATTGAAAGAAAATATATATAAAAATATAAATATTAGGATATTTTTTATGTTATTATGATGTTATATTATTTATATTATATAATAATGTGATAAGATTTATCTATTCTACCCGTTCTTAGCAGAGATTTATCTTTTTCATTAATTTTTTCAAGAAGAATATTTGAAGTTAAAATAAGGATTAAATGTGGATAAAATCCCAAATCTGTTATTTTATCCAACATTCCATTCCAGTCGCTTTTTTCGCGTATTTGAATGAGAACGTTTTTATGTTGCACAATTTTTCCATCCAAAATATCAAAAATTATTTTGTCGCATTCTTCAACAACTAAAATCAGCGGTTTTTCTTCATCTGGGGAAATTGTGCTGTACACTTGAGACAATGTATCACCCGGGTCGGTTGGTTTCCAAGTGTCGCAATAGTATGCCCCGATTTGTTTTGCTAGAAGGAGCGTTAAAAGTGATTTGCCGGTTCCCGGTTCCCCATATATAAAAAATGTTCCACTTTTTGAAGATTTTCCGCCGACAATGCTTAAAATATCATCGATAACATTCTGTTGATAATATCGAGCTTCTTTATGTAAGAATTTGGTTGCATTATATTGTCTTTCAGTGTATTCCCACCACCAAGGGTTTCCGCGACGTTCGCGAATGTTTATAATCTTTTGTTCTGTTCGTTCACCATTATAATTATAATTTATTTCATTTTCATCACATTTTTTTATATTTTCAAAACACAATCGACGAATAATCAAATACATTACTTGACTATGATTATTTTGCGTTTCATGTGAATACATGTATCCCAAAAACCATTTGCCATAAAAGAATCCAAACGGTTTTTCATTTTGAACAAGCGATGAATGTTTAATTTTGAGTTTTCTAATTAGGGTGTTGCATTCAGTTTGGTCCGTAACTTTATATCCTTGTATGCGAAATATATGACCTATAAGAACCAACGGAACTACAAAAAAAAATTGTAACGATGTTAGCATTGAAATAATAAAAAATTCAATCATTTTTGTATACTTTGGTTTGTATGTATGTAATAATAATTATATTTATTTATATTGTTATCTATATATTTATATTTTTCTTTTTATTTTCTGTCGGTGTAAATAGTTAGCATTTCCAACGCTTGCCACATTCAAGACACGTCACAAATGTCGTCATCGGCTCATCTGCCGAGCGCGTCTGTTGTTGAGTGTATGTGCACTTGTTCGACTTGCAAGCGCGACATGTAAACAAATCGGTGGATGCTTCAATCTTCAATTCATACCTGTTCTTGTCACGATTTTTTTTATCTTCTATGATTTTGCTCCACATTTTCGAATTCATCTCTTGGTGTGTCATAAATGCAAGTTCGTGCGCTTTAATTTTTTTAGTTTTAATCATATCCATTACATCTGCATTCTCAAGGTTGATGCATATGCATTTCAACCAGTCTAGGTATAGTTGAACAAAATACACATTGTCCCACTTTTTAACAATGTTCATTTCCCCCGCTTTACCGAGCGTGCGATTATAAATTCCCTTTTCCAAATTGAGCCCAATACTTCCTGATTCATCATCTCCTATTTTTTCTGATAATTTTTTTTGTATATTTCGTCTGAACGACTCGGGATTTTTCGGAATCATGATTGTTTGATTTGTTTATTTACTATTATAACAATATATATATTTATATTCAATTTTTATATATATTGTAGGGTGGTAACATGTCAATTGTGACATGTGACCCGCGTCGTTTTATGAGAATATTTTTTAAGGAGGGGTCAGAGGGGAACCTTGGTTCCCTTCCTTTATTCATCATCTGAATAATTATATTCTTCCGAATTCAGCTCTGAAGAATCATCACTATCATTTCCACTTTCATCATCATCATCTTCTTCTTCATCTGATGATGTGGTTTCTTGATTCCTTTCTGAATCACACTCATCTTCAGAGTCGTCGCTCGATTCGTTTTCGTCAACATCAGCATCGGCGTCAGCATCGGCGTCAGCATCAACGACATCAGCATCTTCCAGAACATCTTCAATAATAAATCCATCCTTCAAATACCCATCCTTTGTCTTCATGCTTGATGGAACATTTTCTAATTCATCCTCTTCTTCTTCATCATCATCCGCATTATCTGCGAGAGTTTCAAATCCGCCAAACAAATGCTCGTATACTTTATTCCATTTGTCAACTGTCAAATCAATAATTTTCATATTCACGTCTCTCGACAAAAGTGCACAATTTCCAAAAAATAAATCAGAATCTACAGGTGGAGGAAAATCATATTTATTTTCTTGATTTGCTTGCCCGTCACTTCGTGCCCACAATTCAACCGTAATCGGAGTATCGCCTTTTTTAGAATATCCCCATTCTGTAACCTTATCAAACCCATCCGATTTTTTAAAATTACATTTTTTATACAGTTCATCTGTGTTTATGCTCTTATATTCCTGCATTTTCAAATCACCGTTCTTTTCAACTATAACAACTGATGGCATTTTTCTAAACTTCGACAACTATCTATAATAAATTTATTCATAGGTTTAAATCGTTTAAGGTTAATTATTTATATTTTGATTAGTATTGAAATTTTTTATTTGTTGTAAAAATGTAAAATTATTGTTTCTACGTTTTTATTGTATTAAAGTTATATTTATATATATAATAAAAATCATTACAACTACATTTTTATTGTACATGTGGTACTGGATTATAAAAGTATCTATACTGTCACTCATTTTCATTTTTCTTCTTCATTATCTCTACACTTTTTTTATTTCTACTCTGACAATACCAAAAGTAAAAGATTTAGTAACTCTTCCACAGCAAAAATATGATGAACTATTTCATTCTTTAGAACAAAATAAATCCATTCAGAGCAACAACGGCCACAACGGAAATGACAATTTATCATTATTACCATCATCGTCATTATCGTCTTTACCATCTTCTCAGTCAATGAAAGATGAGCTTATTCGATTTATGAAAGAAATTGGCGGCAGCTCTGGTTCTAATAAAAATGATGCAACAACAACAATATCATCATATTCATTTTCCAAATAAAACGTGACCTTATTAAGAACATGAAGACGTATCCAATCCAAATATATAATATATATACGTATAACGAAATAAAAACATGGTGCATTATATTATAAGCAAGTCGTGTCAAGTCAAGTCAATGCAACATTTTATGAGTTATGAAAAAAAAACTAATAGTTTCAACACTTCCAACACTTCCAACACTTCCAACAACAATGAAGATGTGCTAAAACAATTTCCAAAAATTAAATTTTCTTATGAATCAAAACCTTATAAGAAAGTTTCACAAAATAATAATTTGCAATGTAAGACGAATGTCAGCAACAATGAGAATGACAATAATAAAGAAATTTATTTTATAATTCCAAAAGGTAAAAAATATTTTGTATGGTTTAAAAATAATGAATGTTTATTTTTAGAATTGGATGCTCAACGAAAAATAGTGACCATAACGAATAAAAATGTCTCTCATACATTTCCGAATAACACAATATTATACGGAACCCACTTTTATATTCGAAAAATTAAAAATAATCGCGAAAATTGCGACACTACATACTATTTTACCATTGAAAATATTCATTATTATAATGGATTGCATTTAGACACAACAAGTGTTTTTGATAAATTAAAAAAAATAAATGATTTTTTTAAGCAA